GCCCCCTTTCTGTTTAGAGCTTTCTGCCCTGTTCCTATTGTGCCAACCGTGGAACGGTTTGTCAAGCACTGTTAGTTGGGATTAGGTATCCCGCACCCGCCCCCGGTAATCCACCGGGGACGGACACGCGCCACCTAATCGGCGGGGATTTCGATAATGATCTCCATCCACATTCCGCCAAGCCTCGCCGGGAAACTTTCACGCTTGGCACGTTCCGCCGGGGTGAACATTCGCGCACCGTCCGCCGGTCCCCAATTATCCGAGGTGACAGCCAACGGGCGACCATTCCAACCGTGCCAGTATTCCCCGCCGGGACGCAACACGCCCCTAGCAGCTGCCACCGGATCGAACCGTGGCCCGCGCCGGATCACGTAAGCGACCCCCGGACGGGCGATCCCGTGCGCCGGGGTGGGGTCAGTGTCGCGGATCATTCCGGCACCGCACTAAGGATCGAACCACACTGAACATACACGCGGGTTTGCGCCACGGTCCGCGAATCGGTAGCGATCACCGTCCCGATCACGTCCCTAGCGAACCGCCGCGCCGGTTCGAGATCAACCCACGAACAACGCCCGAGGTACTCCCCGGTAGAGCTGTAAAGGCGCACCTGGTAGCCGTTCATGCGATCACCGCCGCATCCACCGGGGACCACAAGTATTCGCGGCGATCCAAACCACACCGGGCAGTCTCCCCGGTAAAGATCACCGTAGCGATCCGATCATGATCTGCCCGGACAACCTGTCCGGTAGCGACCTGTTCGCCGGTTTCCGGATCGGTCATCCGGTACAGCTTGCCGGGTTCGAGAGTCTCCCACCCGGTAGGGGTCCACGTCCACGCCGACACCGCCACGAACGTCCTACGCCCGGACAAGTCCACCGTGGCAACCCCATCCGCAACCGACAACACGCGCACAATCGGACCGCCGAACAGCGGGTGCGAATACGGCAAGAACCGGTTGTGATCACCGCCCACCTTGTATGTGTTTCCAACTACCAGGTTCATTACTAACCCCTTTCACATTGCCGGGGACCACCCCCGGACAGCTCTATTATGAAGAACCGTCTAACGGTTGTCAAGGGGCAACACACCAGGTGAACACGTGACACCCGTCACACCCCAACACACACCAGGTGAACACACCCGGAAACCCCACACCCGGAAACAAGGCAGCGCACCTGCCACCCGACAACCGCGCCGGGGATCGCCGGTGATCTCACCAGGTGCGCCGATCTCGATCACCCCGGCAGCTAGTCCACCGGAAAGTTTCCGGTACCTATGGTGGGGGGTGGGGGTCGCTCATAATACTAGTTATGTAATTTCCAGGTCCGGCAAGGGATTCGATCGCGGCCTGGCAGCTAGCAGCGGGGCCGCAACCGGGGGTGTGCCGAGGCGCGCCCCCCTAGGTATACGTATATCTGTCAATGCCTGGTTTCACTCTTTTGGGGTGTGGCGGTGTTGGTGACGGTGGGTGGTTGCTGGTCACTCTGTGTGGTTGATCTTTGAAGCGCATCCGAAGCGTGTAACATCCGGGGTGGGGCCGCTCTCATGTCTCTGTCAGCAAGGGAGATTGCGACCGCGCTAGCCCAACCGGAGGGCGGGAGTTGCTCGCCGGGATGATCGACAGTGCTGGCTTCGCTTCCCCCACGCTTTACAACCATGACGGTTGATGGTGGCCGTTGCTAATTGCTTTTAGCCGACACCAGGAATGTTGTGAATCTTTAGTCGTTGATTCAACGCTGCTTGAACTTCTTACGCAACAGGGTCAGGACGGTCTTGGATACTGATTGGTTGCAGGGTTCATCGACCCCAGTTCCCTGGTGTTCAATGCCCCGCACCATGCAACCGGTGTACAGCCTTGCTTGCCTCGCTTGCTTCCCAGCGGTGAGGGCTTCGTAAGTTGCGGTGTCATTATTGCACAGGGTGTATGGTGTGTGTCGGGATTCAACCGTAAAACTTCATGGGTACTAAAAGAGCTGTTCCTCCGCAAGACAAAGCCAAATTTTTTGCGCTTGTTCAGGCGGGTCATTCGATCAAGGATGCTTGCGCGCAGGCTGGTGTGCATTACAACACTGGTTCCCGGTGGATCAAGAAAGCGAAGGTGTTGGCGACTGCCCGTGCTGAGGCAGAGTTCAAGGGGTCGAGGGGTGCTGGGGCTGGTGGCCGTCAAGCGTTGGAGTTTCAGTTGTCAATGGATGCAGCGGATTTGCCGTCCGCTATCCCCCATGATTTGTTGTGTGAGGAAGCAAAGCGTGGCTTGGATGATTTTGAGTTTTTCAGAAAGCACTACTTGGGCAGGGTTCCGTCTCCGTGGCAGGTTGAGGCCGCATACAAACTGATTGAGTTGTTGGAGTCCGAAGAAAAAGAGTTCGTGGTGTTGAACGTGCCTCCGGGTGCGGGCAAGTCCACCCTGTTCCATGATGTGGCGGTATGGGCGATTTGCCGGAACCGTCGTATCCGTGTGATGATCGGGTCGGTCAGTCAGAATATGGCGAAGTTGTATTCACGCCGTATTCGTGAAACGCTTGAGAGGGTTCAGCCGATACAGCCGGACCCGCAAATGGTGACGAAAGGGATAGCAGTCAATGCCGAAGGATGTCTTTCTATTGATTACGGTCGGTTCAAACCCACCGACAAAGGTGCTTTGTGGAGGGCGGAGGAGTTCGTCGTCGAACAGTTGGACGGGAACGGGCTTGACAATAAAGAACCCACCGTCCGAGCCTACGGTATCGAGTCAGAGTTCATCGGTCACCGAGCCGACCTCTGCTTGTTCGATGACGTGGCCTCTCCTGACAATGCTCGGGAGTCTGTTGCTCGGGATAAACTTCTTGAGCGTTGGGACAATGTTGCAGAAGCTCGCTGCGATCCTGGCGGACTTCTCGCCGTTGTTGGTCAGCGTCTTGGGAGTGGTGATCTCTACGCTCACTGTCTTGCGAAGGAAACATACGACATAGAAGACGACATTTCGTATGACGGTTCGGATGTGGAGACACCTGAAGATGTCCAGGAAGGGCAACCGGTCCGTCAGAAGAAGTATCGCCACATCATCTACAAAGCGTATTACGAAGAATTGGACACGGGGAAAGAATCCCGATCCTTCAAAGCAGCCCCGTACCCTGACGGGCCACTGCTCGACCCGAAGCGTCTGCCGTGGAAAGACCTGTCGTTCATTCGTTACAGTAAACCTGACGTGTTCAACGTCGTCTATCAGCAAGAAGACCTGGACCTTGACTCCCGCCTGATTGACCGCACATGGATGACCGGCGGAAAAGGCATGGACGGGGTGGAATACCCCGGCTGTATCGACAACGACCGCCAACCCGGATACATCCCCGAAGGTTTGGCCCATCCCTGGATATCAATCGTGGCGGTAGACCCGTCCCCGACCATGTTTTGGGCGTTCGTATGGATCATTTACCAGCCCGACACGGGCCTGTACCACATTGTGGATGTGGACCGGGTGAAACTGACAGCTGAAGAAGTCCTTGGATACGACACCGCGACAGGCACTTACTCGGGTTTGATGGACGAATGGCAGGAACGGTCTATTGACATGAACTATCCGATTTCGCATTGGGTGGTAGAAATCAACGCAGCACAGCGATTCCTCTTGGCACATGACTTTGTGCGTAAATGGCAGGCTATGAACCGGGTGAACGTGGTCCCGCACACCACTTCCCGCAACAAGATCGACGAAAACCTCGGTGTCGAGGCGTTGCTACCCCCACTGATCAGGTCCGGAGCGATGCGGTTCCCGTCCATGCGTGGCAACTGGAAAACTCTTGCCGCTTTGGAGGAGTTGACGAAGTGGACCCGCGACAAAAAGAACGGCACCGACATCGTGATGGCGTTGTGGATGGCCGTCTTGAACTTGCCGAACCTGACACAAGCGAAGGCACCACCCCGGCAGTGGCGACCGTCATGGCTTTTGAACCGTTAACTGTGTTATCTTTACGGTGGTTCCGTCTAGTGAAGGTAACGCATGAAATCAGTTGAAGCGATTTGTGAGCTGTACCGCGAACGTCACACGGCACTAGGCCCAGTCCTTCAACAGATGCGCGAAGTTCGCCGTCTTGCCAACGGTGAAGTTGTTGTTCCGCTGTCGGAATTGGATCGTACGGCGCGTTCTTCTGTGGCGAACCTGTTGGTCCAGGGCATGGATCAGATGGCGATGCGTATCACATCGACGCAGCCGACACCGTATTTCCCTGCGTTGCGTGAAGGGTCTGACCGGTCGATGCAGTTCGCCCGTGACCGTCGCAGGGCGATGCTGTCAATGTGGGATCAGAACCGTATGGCGCAGAAGGATCGTCGCCGTGCGCGTAACTTCCTTGCGTACTCGTCTGCGCCGGTGTTTCTGAAGCCAAACTTCGATAAGCGGCTGGTGGAGTGGCATCTCCGCAACCCGCTGGACACGTTCGCCGCCCCAACCACCGATGAATCGAACCCTGTCCCGGACAATGTGATTTTCACATACAGCCGTCCGTATGCGTGGATCATGCAGAACTACGGGCCGATGCTGAACGGTGTTCTTCGTGTCGGTGATCCGCGCCCCGATGACCTGTTCACCATCCTTGAATATTGTGACGACCAGGAAGTTGTGTGCATTGTTCTCGGGTATGAGAAGGATCGTGACCCGATTACCGGTGGTTTGTACATGGGTAAGGGTGCGGTGGAGTTGTCGCGTATCCCGAACCGTACGGGTATGCCTTTGGTCGTCATCCCTCAGCGTATTACGCTTGATAAGCCGCGTGGACAGTACGACGGCCTGCTGGGAATGTATTTCACCAGGGCTAGGTTGCAAGCCCTCACAGAAATTGCAATTGAGCGCGGTATCTTCCCCGACGAATACCTTGTCGCTCGCCCTGGTGAAAACCCCGAGATCATTCAGATTGCTGACGGCAAGTCCGGGCAGCTTGGTGTTGTCAAGGGTGGCGACATCCAACAGTTGCAGACCAACCCTGGCTACAAGACTGACACCGCGTTGGACCGACTTGAGCGTCAGGAGCGTTTGGAAGGTGCAATCCCTGCCGAGTTTGGTGGCGAATCCGGCACAAACATTCGTACGGGTCGCCGTGGAGAATCAATCCTGTCAGCAACGGTGGATTTCCGTGTGCAGGAAGCACAGGACACGCTTGCCGCTGCCCGCATCGAGGAAGACAAGATTGCTATCGCAATGGAGAAGGTGTACTGGGGTAACCAACCCAAGTCGTTCTTTATGCCTGGCATCAACGGCGGTGTGAAGGATTACACGCCGAACAAACTGTGGGAAACCGATTTCCATTATGTCGCCTACTCCGCGTCGGGTTCCGACGTGAACAGCCTGATCATTGGTCTTGGTCAGCGTCTTGGCACGGGGCTGATGTCAAAGGAATCTGCCCGTGAAGCAGACCCGATGATTGCCGATCCTGAACTGGAAAAGGACCGTATTGTTGCCGAAGGGATTGAGCAGGCGTTGCTGTCGTCAATTCAGACACAGGCTGCTGATCCGAACGGACCGTATCAGCCGGACGATTTGGCGTTTATTGCTGAACAGGTCCAGTCAAACAAGATGTCGTTGTCTGAGGCGATCATGGCTGCACAGAAGCGGGCGCAGGCTCGACAGGCTACGCCCGCACCGGCTGGTGCGCCTGAAACAATGCCTGGTTTGGCGATGCCGGGGATGGGTGCCGAACAGCCTGCTGCTGGTCCTGGTCAGAACATGGCTGGTTTGTTGGCGCAACTTCAAGGTGGTGGTGGTGCGGCAGCGGCACAGCAGCCAACTAGCCCCGGTGGTGTTTTGAGTCTTGCCTCTAGGTTGGGTTGATTATGGCTAACCAGTATTCGAATCGTTCTGATTTGCGTAACCCCACGTTGTCGCAGGTGGCTACTGGGCAAACCTATGGTGAAGCTGGTAAGCAGCGAGCCGCACAACAGGCTGTGCCG